ATTTGGGAATCCGAGAGGGGGTCAAATAAAAAGAGGGTGCCGGGGGTTATTGGGTGGCATCCATTACCTTTGTTATCATGATTCGTTGCGAGATAAACCAGTCGATTGCTCCATGTTCCTTGCTTAGTCCATTGAGATTGCGGTGCAAGGTGTAGTAGTCGTCGGCAGGTATCAGGCACTCAGCCCACACCTTGCCTGTCATGTCAACCGCTGGCAGCGATGGCGTTGCGGATGAGTGCCAGCCTGGACGGTGGGCAAAGCGGAGTACTTGACCATTGGAACCGATGCCAATGTCATACACCTTGCCATTGCTCACCTCTACCCATCGGCAGCGGTCGTGTGTCGCCTTCATTATCTGGTTGCGTCGCGGTCGGCTGTCTTGCATCAGCAGTGGTCGCTGACGTGTGAGGTCAATGAGTGCGAAGCCTGTGCCGACGTACTGGAGTGCGATGTCGTCTGGTGCCCGTGCCTCTATCCACTCACCAATCGGCAGCACTTGCGCTGCGTCTATGAATAGCGGATGCAACCCGTCGGACTCCTGCCTGAATAACTTATATACTGTTGTCGTTTCCATGTGCTTTGTCGATTGCTCGTTGTAGTGCATCACCATATCGGATGCCGTTGTTCTCGTAGTTCATCACAAGGTCGTACCACTTAGGCCAGAGTCTTTGCATGAGGTCGAAGCGGTCGGGGTGTTTATGTATTCCGAAGCCACAGCCCATGCAACCTGTTCGGGTGGCTCCCTGCTTGTAGATGTCAGGTAACTTCAGCCCTCGGTCTCGGATGTATTCCCACACGTCATCGTCTGTCCATATAGCCAGGGGCATGGAGCGCGGTCGATTCTTTCCTGAATCCTTCATGAAGTTACAACCGCCTTGTTGGATATATCCGAGCATTCGTTGTCGGCTCTCGCTTGCCAGCAGTCCTATGTATGGGTGTCGCCCTGTGCGCTTCTCGTATGTCTTGGAAGGTTGGTGTTTCAGCCAGAAGCAACAGCGGTTGCTCACCTCGTATGGCTCATTCAGCAGATACATCCATCGCTCATCTATGTGATAAGGATTGCCAAGCCATAACATCTTTCGTGACGATTCGCAGTAGGGGTTTCTCCTTACAGCCTCGATGTCGTGGCTCACCTGTTTGCTTATCAATGGAAAGCCGTACTCGGCAAAGACTTGTTTCAATGTCTTCTGCGGTCGGATGATTTCGATGTCGTGGTGCTGCTGTTGCTCTCGGATGAATCGGCAGACGCTTGGTGACTCGCAGCCGGTCATTACGAACACACTCTTCACCTTCGGGATGATGAACTCCACCAACGAAAGCATCGCCACCGAATCCTTGCCACCTGAGAATGACACATACACTTGCCCGTCGAAGTGGCTTGCGAACTGGTCTATTACTCCGAGCGAGTGGTCAATCTTCTGTGTCAGCGTCCACGCTTGCCGCTCTGTCAGTTCCTTGATTGTCATTGTCTTCTTTTATTTCTTCATATTCAGTGTACTCGCTCTCGCTGTGCGCTGGCAACAGGAATCGGTTCACGATGTTGTCAGCCCATCGCGCCTGCCTCGCCTCGGCCCGTGCCTTCACGTTCGCAGGGTCAAAGCTCCGCATCTCCTCATGAATCTTGTGATGGCACTCGTTGCACAGGCTCATCAAGTTCGCGGGATTGAACGCCAGCCGCCGCATCTCCTCCATCGTCGCCGCTGTTTCAATCGGCGTGATGTGATGCACACAATGCGCCGACCTTATCCAACCGCCAGCCACGCCAGCCGCCCTGCCGTCAGCCAGGCACTTCTCGCACAGCGGTTGCTCCCTCAGCTTCGCCCGCCTCAGTTCCTTCCACTCGCGGCTGTTATATATCTTCGCCTTGTCCTTCGCCTGCTGCTGGTTCTTGCACCTCCACGGCAGTCGCTTCTTTTGTTCGGTCATATCGTTTCTTCAATCCAAAGCCTTACAAGCTCGCGCATGTCGTCGTAGGTGATTGGTAGCTGCCGATGGAATCCTTCAGCATCCGTCACCGTCACCAGCCATGTGTCGTGCGCTTTCTTGTCTTGTGTTAGTGATACGCTCATGGCTCTTGGTCAAATGGTTTGCCTCCGATGGCTTCTTCGATAGCGTCGGCTGGATCGGTTGATGTACCAAAGGCAGCACCAATACCATCTTCGCGGTCGAAGTCGTGGAACATGATCTTGTTCTCTTGATACCTGGAGTCGGGTGTCATGTGCTTGTAACCCTTGAACTTCTGACCGAGTTCAACGCGCTTGCCAAACTCATGGAAGTTATCCATACCTGGCATCTCTGCCTCGTCCATCGCCTTCAGGTGTGCGTAGAACTGAGCATCTACCATCAGCACCAATGTCTCGCGCACGGATTTGGTTTCGAGGTCAACGCCCACCTGTCGCAAGTCTTTGTAGATTTCACTCATGCCAACCTCCGCGACGCGCTCAATGATGCTGTCAATGCAATAGGTCGTGGTCGCCTCACCCATGAATGGTCTGTCAATCATCACCAACCCGAAGCCTTTATGCTCTGGCTGTTGGAGGATCAGCACCAGTTGCGCGATCTCATTCCGAGCCGTCGGTGACGCAAAGCTGAAAGCCTTATTGAAGGCCACGTCGAGCTTCAGTGAGTCAATCAGCAACCGCAGTTCCGGAGTCAGTGGTCCGTCGTGCTTCGCCGCTGTGATGAATCCGTTCACCAACAGCTGTAGAAGTTCGTAGCTCTTCATGCCTCGTTGCCGCGCTAACAGGTCGAACAGTTGACCGATGTGCGGTGGTACCTTTGTCCCCAGCAGCACCCAACCGTCTTCCTTATTTTTCTGGTTCTCTGTCATCTTTTTCTATCGTTAGGTTAAGTTTATCAATCAGTGTCTCAGTCTCAGGCATTGCGGCCTTCACGTCGTCCATTGTTGTGAGTTCGTTCGACTCATTGATCATTCGGATCACCACGTCTGCAATGTCGGCTTTCTCGCCGTCGCAAGGTTTCCACCATTTCGTGACAGGCGTTGTGTCAATGGTCAGTCTGTCATAATGCAACTGCTCGGCCTTGATGTTCCATTTTTCGATACCGTCTCTGTCAGGATAGAGAACGATTCGGCGATGCTGTTCAATAAGGGGAGCCAACTTGTCGCGGCTCAGGTTTTCAAGTCCACCACACGCCAACCATATCTGTTTGGCATGATTGCCGTAGGCGATGCTCATCAATAATGCGGTCTTTTCGCTCTCCACGATGCACACCGTCTGGTCGATGTCCTTGCGTTTCCATTTATTCAGAAGGTGAATACCGAACAGGCACTGCTTCATCTCCTGTTTGTCTGGATTGAACAGATGTGGGTATGGATAAGGCGGTTCGTCGGTCATCTCCTGTCGCTCTGAGTCCCAATGGCGTGACAGCGTTGCATGGATAAAGTCGAAATTCCAAGTGGCCTCCTTATCGCGGTGGCCGTCGGGCTTATACTTCATCATCTTACCAGTCCTTAACCGGCCTTGATGATCTATCTGCCAGAAGATGGTGTGACCTTTCTTTCCATGCCCGACAGCATAAAGTCCGATCATCTCTTCCACCCGCTTGCGTTGCACGGTGTCCCAGCGGATGCCCGTTCTGATGTATGCCACGAGGTTGTCCTGACTGAGCGATTCTTCTGTCAGTGTGCCAGCCATCAGGTGTTTTGGTAGTACCAACATCTCCAGTGGTGGCGGTGCGGGTCGTGGTGGCGGTGCGGTGTAGTTGAAGTCTGTCATATCTGTTTCGATGTTATATTTCTTTCCGAGCCATCGGATAGCATCAGGGTAGGAAAGTTTTTCGTGGTTCATCAGGAAGTCAACGACTCCGCCTTTGGCACCACACGAAAAGCACTTGTAACAGTTGCCCTTTGGATAGACCACGAACGATCCTACGTGCCTGTCATCGTGGAACGGGCAGTAGCCGAGATACCTCACGCCCTTCTTCTTCAGTTTAATGTTGGAGAAGTCTCCGATGACCTCCTCAATCTTCGCCATCTCCAGAATCTTGTCGATGATGTACTTCTCGATTTTTGCCATAAAAGCGATATACTATAAAGGGTGATGATGATTATATCAATTCGATTGTCAGGCTTTATACTATAAATGGTCGAAACGGCTATATTGTAAAGCCAAACGTGCGCATACGCGCGTCGCCCGTGGGCGGGTGTCCCTCCACACCCCTATATTCTTATATTAAGAATATAAGGGGGTGTGGGGGCACAGGGCTACGGGGTGGGAGTTCAGAATGGCGCACCATCTTCAGAAGGTTTGTCGAATGGTAGTGACTCGCTCTGGTCGTTAGGCATTTCCTTGTTCAGTCCTGCATAGTGATATTTCTTTTTGTCGCTCTTATAAATGATGCCAAACTCCATCGCTACGTTAAAGATTGACTGAATCTTACGATTAGAGGTTACACTCTTCGAGCGCAAAAACTTTTCAAGGTCTGTGTAAGTAGCACCAACCGAAGTCCATGCGTATTGTTTGAAGTAGTCGTCTGCCTCCTGCCGCTCACGCATCGCCTTGATGTCTGCTGGATTGCTGACCCGTCCGTTTGCGTCCAGTTCCACAGGCACACCCCACGATTCAGCAGATACCACCTCAAAGGCCCATTCGTCTTGATCCTTGCCGCGTGCTTTCGGTTGCAACACCTCGAACCATATCTCAGGCATCTGCGGGTACTTGTCTTTCTCGTGCTTGTGCTTGCGGACGCTGAATGCCTCAGTCACCTTGCGCTGCATGATGGAGCCGAGTGTTCCGACCATCTTGTCTGCCATCGGGTTTTCATGGAGCACGCACCACATCGACATGTCGTAATGAGTCACCAGCATCATACACTTGCGTATGATTGGCTGACATTCCTCCTGGCTGTTGTAATCGTTCACCACATCGAGCGCACCGTCGAGGAAACACACCGTCGGATGCACCTCCCAGATGACCTTCAGCACCTGCCGCCATCGTTCGTGCGCGTCCTCAGTCTCGCGGAGCCTTACCACCTTGAACCGTTCCTGCGGCTGTCGGTAGTCTAAGCCAGCCAACGAGCAGACGCGGTTCTTAATGGCGATGGTGTCATCCTCCGACATCTCTGTGTCGATATAGAGCACCGTTGCAGGATCTTTCAGTTCACACTTCAGATGTCCGAACGAGCCGCAAAGCAGACAGGCCATGAATTGCGTCATCAGCGATGTCTTTCCGTGTCCTGCCTTGCCCTGAATGACATGTAGGTCGCCCATCTTGGCGAATGGCGTGCCGTCATGCGATAGCGTCCAGCGTGGCGGCTTGTAAGGCTTCGTAAAGTCGAGGTACAGCCCCGTGGTGTCTTCTTGAAACCAGTTGTCGCCCTGAAGGAACTCAGGTATCTTCGATGGGTCGAGAGTTGGGGTGTTATTCGTTGTTTCTTCGTTCATAGTTCCTTGTATCTTCCTTTGTGAACGTACCGTCCAACAAAGTTATTTCTGTGAAATGACTTGTCGCGTTGCAATCCAAGTTCATGCGCTTTCTTCTGAACAGTACAGTCTGAGCACCCTATCACGTCAGCAATATCGTTTGATGGGGTAGTTGGCCATAGCCGTCGAAGCGTTTCAATAGCATCAGCTGCCCAAATTGTTGAACTTCCCTTTTTGCTCATTCATCATCCTCCCCTTGGTCTTCAATTATATCTTCAGATTGGATACCAAGCTCTTTAAGCGTGATTTGGCGTAGTCCGTGGTACATACCTATGACGCTTCGAATCCTCGTCTCCAGCGTCTTGTCGTGCTGCTTATAAGCCACGGCCTTAATGTCGTCAATGAGAGATAATACCCTGTTACGTTCAGCCACAAGTTGCTTCGCCAACGCACCGCGACTTCGACGCATCATCCCCAACTTTGAGTTCAGATTTTCGATTTCCCTGATGGCTTTCTCGTTGTCGTTGTACTTCATAGCCGTATCAATAAAATCAGCCATTGTGGATGGATCGAGTTGCGCCGTTTTCTTTAACCCGATATGAATCATAAAACCCTGAAGCAACTGATCCACACTAAAGTACATGTGGCCTCCATATGTTTGCATACCATCAAATTCCAAAGAATAGCCGTTTTTCAATGTCCTTACCTCAATGCGTGGAAGTTTCTTCTTTGGTGGCGTGATGATCACCTGCTTTGTTTTCGCCATACCCTATTCTGGAGATTATTATTCATGTTAGGGTAATTCCGCTGAGCCCATCCAGTAGGCTTAGACTCAGGGAAGTAGTGATCAGAATGGCAGGTCATCGGCATTTCCTCCTTCCTGATTAACGGGTGGTTGATTCTCTAATCCGGATGCGCCGTCGCCAGGAACGACTGACGACTGCTGACCTCCTAATGGTGGCGTAGGAGCAGCACCAGTGCCACCGTCTGCCTGTGGTTGTGGTGCTGGCTGTTGAGTTGTGGTGATCAACGACATGTCGCCAGTGCGAATGTCATTATAGAACTTCCCGGACCCCTGTGGTCGCTCGTAGGCCGTCAGCGCTATTCTCACCTTCACACGGTCGTTCTCCTTAAAGTTGCGGTACTGATCCACGCGGTCGTTCATGAACGATAGCACGACGTGACGCTCATAGATGTCTGACGGATTCTCGTAGTAACCGAAAAGATACTCAAACTTGCGCCAGGGATTTCCCTGTTGGTTGGTGCCTGATGTCTCGCCAATCACGCGAACAATTCTTCCTTGTAATTCCATATCTATAATTTTATAAACTGTTCAACAATTCCCCAACGCCACAAGCTGCGAGTAACAATATACACAATGCGGCCCCAACAGCCATCTGTTGCACACTGTTCTTCAATCCGATTAACTCGGCGAACTCTTGAAAGTCTGCCTTCTGCTTCTGTATGAAGCGACTCCATGATTTTCTCATAATGAATTTGTTTTTAGTTAATAATATGATTTGTTGCCGTGGGCGGGCTCGAACCGCCGACGCGGATCCAATTATAAAATTGGTCGTTCCATACGCTCTACCAACTGAGCTACACGGCATACCGTTTTCAATATAGTAATCATTCCATCACAAGCTGCGTGTCGCCAATACGCATACCATTGCCGCGTTTTCTGACTCGATCAGGATTCAATCAATTAGTTCTGTTGAATACACCATTATTACATGGCTCATTCGGCATCATATTCTCTCCCACACTTCCCTCGGACTTACGCTACTACCTATCCGCTTCGTCGCCCATCTCGTGAGCGTGCTGGACTCGGAAATTACCTCGCTTCATTTAGGTTGTACTTACGGGTTGAATACCGTCTCTTTCCACTCCGTCGGTTTTGAGGTCTCTTTCGCTGCCGTTTCAGCTCATCGGTTCGCACGGGCCTTGCAGCCTTGGCTCCCCACATCTTGCCAGTGATCTCAACAAATGATTATGCCTACTTGCCGGGTTTGCACGCTGCACGACCCTCGGCGTTTTGTGGGGAAAGTGGGACTCGAACCCACAACCTAACGTTCACGACGTTGCTCTACCATTGTCAGACTACCGACTTATAGCTACTTCCCCTTATATGTCAATCCTGATTTTCTCTCACTTTTCTGTCATAGTTCCATTTAAAATCCAGCGAACCTCACGGCGGGCTGGAATACGTGATAACTAAACTAAAATCTTAATCTTTTTCGTTTTAAAACTCGTGTGCAGTTTGGCCTCGCTCGGCCTGAAAGCTCTTTGAAAACATAATTGTTTAACCTTTCTACATATCGTTATGATGATATTTCTCGGAGTTCCTTGATCTTGCCAGTGGCTATCCACATCTTAATCTCGTTCAGCGGATAGAGCCATGCCTGCGGATGCCTGGTACCTTCCTTGTCGGTCCACTCCACTCGCGTCCGATTGAACATGTCTCCGTGATCCTGAAGAAAGCGTTTTGTCAACGTACCGACATGTTCACACAGTACGTCAGCCGTCACCCAACGCTCATTGATCTCCAACATGGCCTTCCTGACCTCGTTTACAATCTCAGCTCTCAGAACCTTATCCATTATCTTTCGAGCATTGGAATGATACCCTGCTTCTTCAACTCTTCATATAGGAACTTGCGCCCTGCCTGCGTCCATTCGGTGTGCATCACAGTGTCGGGTCTTCCGTCTGACCTTGTGATGTCGATAGTGCGACTTGAAACAAATCCCTTATCTTTGTATGGGGCATAGAGTGTCCACTGACCATTGCAACTATATTGGATGCGCATGTCAGCCAGCTTCTTATTTAGAGCCTTGCCGCTCATACCGTAATCCTGCGCAATCTGTGTGATTGTCAGCAGAGCACGGCTTCTCATGATGATATCGAGATAGTTTCTGTCGTTCTTCAGTTCTTGATTCTCGGCTATGAGCTGAATGTTTTCATTTTCGAGTCTCACATTCTCCTTCTTTAGTTCGCGGTTCTCAATCTGCTTGCGCTCGATGGTCTTGTGAGCGATGTCGAGAGCACGGGCCATGATTTCTTCGTCAGTCAAACCGTTGCTTGCGATGTAGCCGCCATTCTTGCGGATGCTTGGCAGAACCTCGCCACACACCCAATCCTGAAACGGCTCTGCCTGTGGCTTGTCGCTGCGCATGATGACCTTATAGAGATTTGTTTCATTGATGAAGGTCATGTTCATCTTCTGAATTGATGGAGTTCCATCTTTCTTGGTGCTTGTTTGTACCCCTACCTCAATCAGACTTAGGCCGCCCTGGTTTAACTTCTTCTTTGTTTCGCTTGCATTTGTCAAATCTAACACTCTGCAAACATCACTCAGACAGAACATTGGATTTTCTGCCGTGCCAGCTGTTCGGATTTCTCCAAACTGCTCATTCTTGAAAATGGTGATCTCGCTCATAGTTCCTGTTGTTTAGTTGTTATTTAACTCTCGTAATACTCACAGCTGATGCTGAATAGTCTGGCTTGAATGTAAATTCCAAGTCCTCCTCACGGCTCACTTGCATGACCGTCTGACGTGCCGACTCTATCTTCTTTTTCTCAATAAGAGTGATGATGCGCGTCTGTCCGATGTGCATGTCTCTAAGCTCCTGTCTTGTTACTTTTTCTTGTGCCATTTTCTTAAACTTACTTAAATATCTAACACTTTTGTACTAAAATCGGGAAGAAAGCCGTATATTTGCACTCTATCACCTTTGCAAAGACGTGTTTCACGTCTGACGGCTATTCTTGTGCCCGATTGTGTATTACTTACTTTTTGGGTGCAAATATAAGGCAAAAATGTAGGACTGCAAACTTTTATCCTAAAAAGTTGTAGGAATTTAACAACAATTAAGATAAAATCGTATGAATGAGCGACAAAAACGTCTGATTGAAGTCTATGAGTACCTTCGTAGATATTTCGGCATCCACACTAAGACTGGATTTGCCGAAGCACTCCACTATGGTCGTACAAGTTTGTCGGCTGCAATGAATGGAGATGAGAGTTATCTAACTGATAATCTATTCAAAAATATCTGCGACGCATACCCAGGTACGTTTAATCTTGACTATCTCTTAAATGGAGAAGGCGACCTATTAACAATCGAAGAAGATGTGCATAATGAAGAATTAAAAAAGCAATCTTCTTCAATCGACCAAGGTAGCCTCATTAATGCTGCCTTGGCTGCAAAAGATGAAACAATCGCAGCCAAACAAGAGATTATCGACCAGCTCAATCATCGCCTGGAAGAAAAAGATGTGTTGATTACAGAACTCAGAGCGCGGATCGCTGACCTACAACGTCTTGCATTGCTCACTCATCCAGCGGATCCGCTCAGGTCATATCCATTTGAAATCGGTGTTGCAGAATCTGACGAACGCCCACGATTATGATACAATATATATTATATAGATTAACCTGCTTTCGATGGGGGAATTTGCATTTGTTTCCCCACCTTAATACCATGAATGCACGGTTGACCTATCTATATATCGTTTATTTATGGGACTTTGGCATAATTTATCAACACCACATAGCGGTGACCCCAAACGGATCACTTGGGTGGAAATTGAAATTATGCCTAAAATCACGGCATCCCCCATAAACAGAAGGGTTGACGACAAATCTTTTAATATGTAAAAATTACAATATGCAACATTATACTACATTATATAACGGGGTTGTTTCCCCACATGCTTCCCCATACATTCAGAGGTGGGGAAACAAAAACTGATATGATATGAAACTGACAACATCAATTATATGGGATCATAGAGGCCGTGCAACGAAAGGTGGCAAGGGCCAACTGGAGGTAAGAATTACTGCTGACCGTAAATCATACTATATTGGAACAGGCATAAAAGTCCATAAATCGGAATTTATGGCTGGAAGAATTGTAGGCTGCATGGGTGCAGATGGAATGAACGAACGCCTGGCTATTATATATAATAAAGTTCTCGCGTGCGTGAGCGAGTATGAAAAGAATGAATCAAAGGTAGATATTAACGCCATTAGGAGTAAAGTCTATAATACTATCGAGGCTCAAAGCGATGAACCAGCGTTTCTCGATTGGTGCGAAAACCAAATACCGATGCTTAACCTTGCTGAAGGTACGGCCAAGCATTACCGCAGCCTGTTGGCAAGATTGGTTGAGTTCGGTGAAATGAAGCGATGGCAGGACGTGACCGTTGAGAATATCAGCCGATTCGATGCGTGGCTTCATCAGCGAAAGACGGTCACTGGCACGCCTATCAGTCCTGCAGGTGTATATAAATACCACAAATGCCTAAAGGCTCTGTTGTATCGTGCTGACAGATACGGTAAGATTGATAGGAATCCATACGAGCGGCTGAAAGGACAATTCAAGCATGGTGACAAAGAGAACATAGAATATCTGACGGAGGATGAGTTGAAAAAGTTCGAGTATCTTGCACTGCCACTTGGCTCACCTCTTGATATGGCACACGATCTTTTCATCTTCCAGGTATATACTGGCCTGTCTTACTCAGACGCTCAGGCTTTCAATATAAACGACTATAAATGGGATGGGATGCGATGGATCAATAACGGTGAAAGGATCAAAACTGGTGTTCCTTACGTTTCGAGCATTCTTCCGCCTGCACTTCACGTTCTTGAAAAGTACGACATGAAAGTACCACGGATGAATAACGCAGATTATAACCACCAGTTAAAGGCACTTGGACTTATGGCAGGTATTAAGACACGATTGCACTCCCATCTGGCTCGTCACACATTCGCCACTTACATGCTGAGAAACGGGGCCAAGATAGAGAATGTCAGTCGAATGCTTGGACATACCAACATCAGGCAGACGCAACGCTATGCCAAAGTGCTGGCGCAGTCTGTACATGAGGATTTTGATATGATCGCTCAGAAACTGAAAAACAAGGATAAGGGGCGGTGACGTGTGCCGCCCACTCCTTATATTTAACACTATAAAAAACAAAAAACTATGGGAAATGTAAACAGTCCGTGGCCAACAGACGGCCACAAAGTAAAAATCTTTAAGATCGAGCGCATGGGCAGGAATTATCGCCTGTCTAACTATGTCGGAGAGTTTGAGGGCCGCATCGAGCACGACCTTAAGAGCGAATATGCTTCTAAGGCCATCCGTGTGGTGATCCATGATGGCACGCTTGTCGGCTATGCGCCGGCGGATCGCGTGATGGAAATTCTTGACTTCATCGGAAACAGAGAGTCATACCCCTGCAAAGGGAAGATTAATCGCAACTATGACCGTTCGAGTGAATGCTTCTACTTCTGGGGCGAGTGCGTGATTTCTGATAATGTCTAATTTAAAAACAAAACGCTATGAAAAAATCAATGATGGCCGTGGCAGTGGCCTTGATACTGCCTACCGTGAGTTGTTCAACTGGTGAGGAACTGACCGTAAAAGTCGATGAACCGAAAGACACGATGCAGCAAGTGACGATCCGATTCACCTTCACAAGTATCTCGATGGAGCCCATGACGCGAGCGACTTTGGCGGAATCACAGATGACAGACCTGTGGCTATTCGACTACATGGACGGCAAACTGAAAGCGACGATCCATCAGACATCAGAAGATGATGGCTTTGGCGCGATTACTCTCACTGCTGACTATGGTGAGCACAATCTGTACTTTGTGGCAAGCCGTGGCGATACGCCAACGATTGACGATACCACGATTTCGTGGGCGAAGCCGTCTGATACGTTCTGGCAATCGCTGACACTCAACATCGAACCGCAGACCAGTACGAACCAGTCCGTCGTGCTCCAGCGCGTAGTGACTCGACTCAGGATAGCCGTGACGGATGAAGTACCTGCAAACATGAAGACGCTTACGATTACGCCGTCAACGTGGTACTATGGCATTGACTATACCACTGGCGAGGCCGTCAACAGTCAGGCGACTCCGCGCGTGATCACCGTTCCGTCTTCATACGTCGGTACAACCAATCTCGCCACGAGTTTCTATTGCCTTTGTCCGGCGGACGGCTTTGATACCGATATCACCGTGACTGCCAAGGATGCCGACGATACTGCGATTGCCAATATCTCGCTGTCAGACGTTCCCTTCGAGCGCAACCGCATCACCAACTATTCAGGATCGCTGTTCACGCAGAACCGCGCTGTCTCAGTCACCACCAACGATGAATGGCTGGACGAATACACACAAACCTGGTAATCTAAACAAAACACAACCATGAATCACACAGCCATGAAAGACACGTTTTTATTTGCTGATAAAAAAGGGAGGCAGCGGCCTCCCTAAAGTTTGAAATTCTTTATATCCTCTTGCAATTCCTTGATTTCATCATCGCTTAATGGAACGTATTCGCGTTCCCACGGGAACTTGATAAGGTCCTGCGGCCCGTAAACGCCCTTCTCTGCGAGTTTGTCGCCTCCTACAAGTGCGGCCATCAGGTGATAGGTGCTCCATCGCTCTGCGCTCCATATATGGCGTGACCTGCGTTCATAACCACGCTCGATTAATAGCAAGTCGCAGAATGTAAGATTGTAGAGATATTCAAGGCGGTTTATTCCTATCTCGCCCACGAACTTAGAATAGCGTTCGTGAGCGGTCAGGCGTTTTTTGGCTCTTCAGGCTTCTGGCCGTCTGATTCCTTTTTGATGGTGTCTTCGACGGTCTTCGGTACGCTGTACCATTCATTACGCAACTCGACGATAGCCGTCAGGAGTTCCTGGCATTCTTGCGGATTTGCCTCATAGATGATCTCTTTTGATGTGATTGATGGCTCGCGGTCGTAATAGGTGTCTGCCGCGACGATGCCGGCAATGGCCAGTTGGAGGTAGTCTTCGTTGGTAGCCTCCGGCAACCTGTCGATGACCGTTTTGCCTTCCTCGTTTGTTTTGAAGGTCGGCACAAATACGCTGATCTGCTTGCCGGACATCCGCTCGTAGCCGTTTTCCGTGGCTGCGCAGTAGAATATCTCTACCTCTTTGCCGCAAATAGTGATAGTTTTTTTTGTCATAGTTCCTTAAAATGATTTGTGAATAAAAAAGCCCGCCAGCCGCATGACAGGAAGTAGCATGGTGGCTGGCAGACCGTTAGTTTTCTTATGCCCCGACGGTATATGCTCCGTAGCCTGTCAGGGTGGCCTGATAGGTGGCGTTCTGACGGTTCTGTGCCTGGATTGACAACTGAGTCAACAGACACGAGCCGCTGACGATGACGCTGCCCTTCGTGCGCTGGTTGTCGCCGCTCACGTTGGCAATCTGCCACTTGATTGGCGTACCGTCCTCGTAGATGCTTTCGATAGATGCCAAGTCCTGACCCAGCACAGCCGATGTGATGGTGTCGCCACCACGCACCAAAGCGGAGGTCGAGATGTCGTAGTTCAGACCTGTAGGCTCCTGAACCTGCCAGTTGCCTGTGGTGTCTTTCGTCGTGGCATCCTCCAGAGTCATAGATACGTGTAGGCTGAGTGTCTTCGCTGCTGCAATCACCTTGGCAGGTGTTGCTGTATTGTCGCTGCTCAGGAAAAGGCGCACGAACTGACCCTTTGTGAAAGCACTTGCGGCTACAGCCTCGTAGGTCGGTGTAGATACTGTCTCCAATGCGCCGCTTCCAGTGAACTGGAGCTGCTTTGTGGAATTAGTTCTGTCGTCAAATTGAAAGGTTGCATCATTCAAGAACGCAACGCCTTTGCGACAGTATGCTGCACCTTCGCCCGTCTGGTTGTCTGTGGTGCTTGTCTCGTCCCACAGCAGCGTGAACGGTGTCAGCGACTTCACGGCGGTCAGCATTGCACCCGCGTCGGCCACGTTCAGTGAATCGACCTGTACACTCCATGACTGGCTTGTCGTGGTGGGGAGTGCCGCCATGCCGACAATATCCTTATGGCTGGCATCCTCGGTGTTGTTGGTCAGATTCACCGTACAGTTGGTGGCCATACCGATGCACTGCCACTTGCTGCTGACAAGCCGCATGATTCTAAAATTCTGTCCTTTTAATATCATAATGCGTAACTTTTAAGATTCAACAATATCGACGCGGAGCGTGAAGACTCCCGTCTCTGGGTTATGACCGACGGCTCCGACGCTGTAATGCACGCCGTCAGGGATTTCACTCAATATGGGATCAAACTCCTCCCGTGTCAGCGACGTGATGACCACGGTGCCGTTCTTCAGCAGTTCCTCCACGAATGGCGGTTGCTTGGTTTCAGTCGTTTGCGGTGTCTTCTTGCTCATCGTCAATATCTGCTTTGGTTATACACTGATAAATAAGGGTTTGATAGTAGCACGGTTTCATCCAGTCCCATGATAGTTCGTCTGCCTGCGGATAGCCTGGCTGTAGTTGCGGAACCGCGTCAATGCCATAAGTATTGTAAATGCTTACAACGTGATTCTCGATGGCCTTGCGCACTTTCCTGACAAGTGTTTCAACCTCGCCGTCGCTGGCTGCGGCAATTTCTACAGATGCCTGCACCACGTCTTCAGGGCCTTCCCACACACAGTCCTTGGTGGACTCGTTGTGATGAAATCCGTCGTTGGTCACGATGATATTGGGCAACTCAGTGTTGTCCTTTTCATCTGGTGGTATCTCAAAACAGGTACTCGTCACACGGTTGCCAATGGCTTCCATGAGCGTTACATCTGCCTTGATCGCGTCGTAGAATATTTCTGCAAGACTTTTCATTGGGATTGGTGTTTCTGTTTGAAAACCGACGGGCTGACAGCCTTTGCTGCTGCATCGGAGCAACCCGTCGGTCGTATCAGGAACTATGAACCTGCTACGCGAGAGAGTTTACGCGCTGGGGTTCACGACCTTCAGCAGCATGAATGCCTGCGGAGTGCCGTTTGCGCCGTTAACCTTGCCAGAGAGCTCGGTGATACTGATCTCGGTAGAGAAGACGATGACCGTCTTGTTCTGCTTGGCCACCTGAGCACTTGTCGCGTCAACAGTCTGACGAACGAGGCCGTGCTGCTGGATGGGCAGGTACTGGAACAGACCGATGCCGATGTACTCGTCGGTGTCCTTCACGTACTCCTGCTCGCCGTTCAACGTGTAGTTGATGTGCTTGGTGGAGACGTAGGGGTGACCGCAGAGCAGACCGTTGTCGATGATGGGGTGAGCTGCCACGCCGTCGCCCTCGAAGGTGTGCTTCAGCTTGGCCTCCATCTTCGGAGAGATGACTACGCAGCCCTCGTCGTCGAAACCGAGCTCGGCAATCTCGGCGAACTTCTCGTCGATCTGTGCACCGATGGTGTTGTCGAGAGTGATGGTGCCGGGAGTGACCATAGAGAAGGCACCCTTGTTGCCCTGCCAGTTGGCGTGCGAGTAGTTCTTCTTGGCGAAGTAGATGCGCCAAGCCTTCTGAATCTTGTAGAGCACGAATGCCACGAGGTCGAAGGCGGC